ACCCCGCCTCATAAGTTCGGAATGGATGCCGATGGTTATATCACTCAAATGGCACCGCAAGGTCCAACGGCTCCTCCGCACGGCGATGCAGACCCTAACCCCGTTCAAGTCATGGGTGATAGGTTCAAGCCGCATCGAGGAACTATTTTGGGTGCCCTTGCTGATGGTTATCTGATTGCTCACGGCGGGAAGCCGATGTTCACACAACAGCGTGAACAAGAGAACATGCAGAATGCGATGAAGGGGTTCGCAGACAATCCGATGCAGGCTATCCGCCGCGTCGGGACGTTCGACCCCGACACCGCCTGGAAGATGTTCAATCAGCAGATTGACAACCAACGACAGCAGGGACAGCTTGACCGTCAGAACCGAGTGTTTGACGGAGTTAACGAGAACATCGTTTACAACCGCGCTGCCGGTATGTTGAATGCTGCGACGCCTGAGAATTGGGCCGCGATGCGCGACCAGGCGATTAAAATGGGTCAAGTCCGTGGTGTAGATGTCTCAGGGCTAATTCCTGAGACCTATGACGCCGACGCCGCGAAGTTCCTCATCAACGGTGCTATTCCGCCTGCCAAGCAGCAGACTATTGCCGAGACTGGTCGTCACCATAAGGTGACTGAAGGTATCAGTCAGCAGAATGCTAACACTGCCGTTGAGCGTAATGAAATCATGCGGACGCAGGGTGGCACTCGTCTTGGTATCTCTCAACAGAATGCCGATACGGCCAGTCGCAATTCCGATATCTCGGCGGCTCGCCTCGACCTTCAGAAAGGTCAGAAGCAGGGTCGAGGGGTTCAGACGAAATATGGTCCTGCAATGATTTCACAGGACGGTAACAGTCTGACGTTGTATCCAAGCCGTGACGTCGCTCCGGATGGTTACGACGGCAAGGGCATTCATTACATTCGAGTTAATGGACAGTGGGTTCCGGCTAACACCGGACAAGCACAGTAACGGAGATTTTAATTGGCTTCTTTGCTAGACCTCATCACCGGTAAGGCCGACCAGCCAGGTGCGGGACAGCGGTTCTGGGACACTTTCGTCCATGCCGCTATCCATAGCCCTCTCGGTGGTGGAGGTCTAGCTCGGGCCTACTTCAAGACTAAGGGCTATACTGACGCCCAAATCAATCAGGCGATTAAGAACTCTGACGCCGACTTCGATAAGAAGTATTCAAAAGCTCCGGTATTCCAAGGCGTCCGCAATGGACACCCACTTGATTATGTCTCTCCGGCTAATATTGGTCGTGCCGCAACTACCCTTCTAGGGCACGTCCTCGGGGGTGTTGACCCGACTTATGCAATTGCTCCTGGTGCCAATGCCGCCGAGCGTATTCCCGCGCAGATGGCTGTTCAGGGGGCCTCTTCGGCTGCCCGCCAGAAGGTTGAGGTTAATACCGGTCAACGTGACCGCATCGACCCGAAGCAGGTTCTGATTGACGAGGCTCTGGGCGGATTGTTCCAGGGTGGACTAGAGGGTGGAAAGGCCGCTATTGGCAAATTTGCCAAAGATGCCGTCCTTCCGGATGAAGCTATCTCTGATATCCCTCTGGCTCCTGATGGACTGCCTGGTAACGGTTCTGTCCGTCCGATGGACCCGAAGGTCATTGCCAAAATCATGAATGACCCTGAGGCGGTTGGGCTTCCGGCTCCTGAGGCCGTTGATGCTCCGGCGATGCCTGAGGTCGCTCCTGAGGCTCCGGTAAGGAAGCCTGCGACTTCTCCTAGTGGGCTATTCATTGAGAACAAGCGTGACCCCGATGGGACGATTTATCTAAGCTACCAGCCTTCACTGAGTAAGGCTCCGGTGCCTATCAAGATGGGCATTGGCGAGGACGGGACTGCCGAAATGGCAATCGACCAGTTCTCGACGCAGGCTAATCGTCTTGGTCCGTCTAAAATCCGCGAGGCTATGTATGACCTCATGGACATGTATCCTGAAATCAAGCGCTTCGGCGGCTATCGCCGTTCGGGAGCCGGTGCAGGACGTGTTCAGGAAATCGAACCGACCCGTCCGGTAGAAGACCCGATTGGAACGCCGCCTGAAGCCGAGGCGCCGGTAACACCCGAAAGCCAGGTGACCCCTGTTGAGGAAATTCCTCAGGGACAAGGGATGCCTGCGAATGACGTCGCTCCGGATACCTTCATGGATTATCTCGGGCGGAAGTTTGCTTCTGACCCGAATTACGTTCCGACGGAAGACGAGTTCGCTCGTATCCGCCAGGTCGCTACTGACAGTCATGAACCGTTCGACCCGAGCAAGCCGCTTAGTGATGACGTCCTAACTCCGGCTGAACGGCAGGATATGGATGCTTCGGCAGATAAGCCGATTGTCGATAACACCGGTTACGAGGCCCATACGCCTTTTGTCGGTGAACCAAATGAACCTGCTAACGACACGTCGCTTCTCGACGCAGCTAGGAAGTTCCTTCCGAACCTTCTGTCTGATGAGCGGGGCTCGATTAATCTCGGTGACGACGCCGATGGTATCTCTCCGGTTGAGAAACTGACGCAAGCGATTGCCGATGCCCTTCCAATCAGGAATAAGCAGGGCAAGCTTTACTCTGAGGAACTCTCGAAGCGTGTCGGAAACATCGCACAGGTTCGCAATCATACCAGCGGACTTGAAGGGTTCTATGCCGAACTAGGTCAGTTGAAAGGCGAAATGCCTAAGATTGACTTCCAGTCTATCGGCGATAACTTCAGTCCAGAAGAAGTCAACGGCTTCATGGATATGATTAAGAACCATCCGCGACTGACGTTCTTCGAAAGCATCAACGCCCGTAAGGGCCTCCTTAAGCTCCTTCAGGGCGAACTTCCGACGAAGAGCGAACTCGCTCCGTTGTCGGCTGTCTTCCCTAAGGAAGCAATCGATGCAATTAACGCCAAGGCTCCGTTGAGCGCGATGGATATCGCAGCCAATCTCCTTGGTATTCCTCGTGCCTTGAAGGCGACGCTCGACCTTTCGGCTCCGTTCCGTCAAGGTGCGCCGTTAATCCATACGAAGGCATATTGGAAGTCGTTCGGTGCGATGTTTGGCCAGGCTTTTAGCGAGGCCAAGTATCAGGCAATCCAGAACGAGATTTACTCACGTCCAACCTATCAGTTGATGAAGGACGCGGGACTGGCTATCACTCGGCAGGGCAAAGCTCTCACCGAACGTGAAGAGCAGTTCATGTCGAATTGGGCTGAGAAAATCCCCGTTGCCGGACGTGTAGTCCGTGCATCTGACCGTGGCTATACAGGCTTCTTGAACAAGCTCCGTGCCGACACCTTCGATAGTCTCGTCCGAGAGGCTAGAGAAGCCGGTATCGACTTCGCTCATGACCCCAAGGCCCTACATGATATCGCGACGTTCATCAATAACGCAACCGGTCGTGGACACCTACCCGGCAAGATATTGAACCAAGCTCAGCCTTTGCTGAGTGCTTCGTTCTTCTCGCCGCGTCTAATGGCTTCGAGGTTCAATATCCTGAACCCGAACTATTACGTCCAGTTGTCTCCGTTCGCACGGAAGCAGGCGATTAAGTCTCTTCTGGCTTACTCGTCAGCCGTGATGATGACCCTTGGTCTAGCCAAGCTAGCCGGTGCCGACGTCGAAACCGACCCGCGTTCAACGGACTTCGCGAAGATTAAGGACGGGAACACCCGTTACGACGTCACCGCTGGTTTCCAACCTTACCTTAGGGCGGGGGCTCAGTTGCTTACGGGTCAGAAGGTTACGGCGAGTGGGAAGGTGACTAATATCGGAACCGGTCCTGACGGCAAGGCTCTGATGCAGGGCAAGCTCAAGATGCATGGTGCCGATAAGGGATACAAGCAAGACACCCGTCTTGACGTCGTGGGTCGCTTCTTTGCCAACAAGGAGGCTCCTATTCCGGCGTTCGTAAGTGAACTCCTTCGGGAACATGATATGGGAGGTAAGCCGTTGACTATAAGTGGTGAGACTGCGAACCTCTTCGCCCCTATGATTGCACAAGACGTCTATGACGCAGTGCAGGACAGGGGTGCCGAAGGCTTGATGATTATCCCGCCGGACCTCTTTGGTATCGGTATCAATACTTATCCGCCGAACACTCCTAAGGGTCGCCAGACCAAGGATAAGAACTTCTCTTCCGGCTTCGGTAAGAGCGGGTTTAAATCCGACTTCAAGAGTGCTTTCTAATGTCTGTCTCGGTGTATGGAGAACGGATTGCCCGCATGGAAGTTGAAGTCCAGGAATTGAAACGAGAGTTTCAAGAACATAAGGAGCAAACGGCTCGAAATTTTATTGAAGTAAAAGCTCAATTTACTGAGCAAAATAAGAAGCTAGACGAACTCCTCGCTCTCCGTAACAAGGGGGCGGGGGTTCTCTGGCTGATTGGAGGTATCGTTTCTACAGGTCTTTTCGGTATTTTCAGTCAAGTGTTTCATTGGTTTGGAGCTAGATAATGGCTGGTATTCTCGATATCCTTAATGTCGTCGGAACGGTTGTTGACCGTGTTATTCCCGACCCGAAGGACAAACTAGAACTACAAGAGAAGCTGGCACAGATTGCCGACCAAGAGGCCGAACGTGAGCACCAAGAGGTCATGGGTCAAATCCAGACCAATACCGTAGAGGCTGGTAATACTAATCTCTTCGTGTCTGGTTGGCGACCATTCGTCGGTTGGGTTTGCGGTGTCGGTGTCGCCTACTCGTTTATCCTTGAACCGTTCCTAGAGTTCTTGGCTAAGCTAGGTGGCTACACGGGAGCATTTCCGGCTCTCGATATGGGCAACCTCATGACGCTTATCATGGGTATGCTCGGAATGGGTTATCTACGGACGAAGGAGAAGCTTAACGGCGTTCCCGATAGCACACCCAACGCCAGTATAGCACAAATGCCAGGAATGCCAGTAAGGCCCAAGAAGAAAATCCTTGGTGTAGCATGGCCATTCTAACCTCCATTAATGCGGCTATTGCCTGGTTAGAGCAAGCAAAGCGAGAACTAGAGCAACAGGCGCAACTAGATACGTCGGATAATACGTCTGACAGAACAGATAGCGAACCTGTCCAAATAGCGTGGGGTGCAAAGGTATCTCCTACGTTTAAGGCCCGTGTCCTTTGGATGGCAGATGCCTTGGATTGTGACGCCTCCGACCTCATGGCTTGCATGGCGTGGGAAGCGGCTGAGACGTTTTCATCGGGCATAAAAAATGCCGCTGGAAGCGGCGCTGTCGGACTAATTCAGTTCATGCCAAGCACGGCAAAGGCGCTCGGAACATCTATCACCAATCTTTCCAAGCTCTCTCCTGAGGACCAATTAAGGTGGGTGTATGAATACTTTAAGCCTTATGCCGGTCGTCTGCATAATCTCGGCGACGTTTATATGGCTATTCTTTGGCCGAAGGCCGTCGGACAGCCGGATAGTTACGTCCTATTCGATAGGACTAAGACGCCAATTGCGTTCCGTCAGAACGCTGGCCTCGACGTCGATAACAACGGCGCGGTCACGAGAGCCGAGTGCCTCGTCAAAGTCAATCAAAAACTAGCCAAGGGTATGCAACCTGGCTACATCGGATAAACAGAAGGCCCCTCTAGCTTAATTGCCGGAGGGGCCTTTTTTGTGTTCAATTGTCGTGTGTCGCGTTCCAACCATTGACATGACCAAACTCATGACAGAACAGATGGGCGTATGAGTTTTCATTCTGGGCTTCAGGGAAGCGACAGGGGTTCGGCATCACGATAATAGGTGTCTTCTTCTTTTCGAACTCACAAGCAAGAATGACATAACCCTTCTCTGCCGGACCACAGACTTGATTTGGGTCGGGCACCGTGATGACGACGGCAGAAGCATCCCCTTGATACTTGATAGGAGGAAGACTGTCGTTCATCAGCCCGTAGCTAACGACGTTACCAAGCAGAAATAGTGAAGCAAAAATCAAGAGATACTTCTTCGCCTTAGACATGGCGTCTTCCTTTACAGGTCGTTAAAGTCTGTAACTTCGTCTTCATTGCCTTCTTTCGCCGTCTCTACTGCACGTCGGTAGGCTTCGTCACCATCGAAGCGAAGCAGATGGGCGATACGACTGACCGACCCCTGCATCGCAGTCCATGAGTAGATGACGTCGTTACGAGCACCCTTCATGATATCTGCCGAGTTCTCATCGACAGGGAGGTTCATGGCATCGACGTAGGCACCAAGAGCCTCAATCATTAGAACGGAGGCGTTAGCAAACGCTCCGGCGACGTTGGTAATCTTGGCTTCGTCATTGCCGTCATACTGAACCTTGCCGTCTTCACCAACTAGGTCGTCAATCATCTTCTCGCGGAGGTTCATATCCTTCTTCCTCTCTTAGTTCTTTATACCAATCCTGAGTTCCAGGGGTCGGCGGTTTCTCTCTCCGTTCTTTGCCTTTTCGTTTAGGCTCGATGGAGCGTTCCATTAAATCCTCTCGACAATAAACCCTGGCATTTCACCGCGAATAGCGGCTCGGGCTTCATCTAAATCTCCTGAGAATTCCTCAAACTCTCTTGAGAAATCGACATGAGACATCTTCTTGATTGCGAGGTAGAACGTCGGAGAAGCCGGTCGAACTAATACGAAGCCGTCAAAGAATTTGCACTCGTAAAGTAGTCCTGTCGCTGTCTCGACGTAGATATCAGGGAGGAGTTCGTCTAAGTCTTCACCCTCCTCGATTTCGTCTTCGTCAGTCAACTGCGTTTCGGGGAGTTGGATATCCAAGCTCCGCCTCCAATTCTTCTTGGAGCAAAGCCAACGCCCTCCACGCCAGCGCTCCGCTGTGGCGGTTACCGTCCTTATCCTTCTTGCCACTATCAATCAGGTGCCGCACAATCTTGTTGCGGTGGTCAGTAGATTTACTTCGCTCCCAATGGATGCGCTCACCTGGATGATGCTTGTCACCAGCGAGCTTCGAAATCTTGGCTACTTCAGCGAGGGCATTCGGAAAGTAGTCAAGGAGACCGTCGGCAAGGGGATAGTTGGACCGCTCGCTGTCGTCTTCTGGGAGGGAGACTTGTTCAGCCATTCAGATATTTCCTCATCGTTATTAAGAACCGTCGGGACGAACTGATACATCACGTCCCAACGCACATCATCCGGGTCAAGTAGAATTGCTGTTCGGGCACCAACCCCGTATGTTGCATACATAATTTCCATGTGTCCGGACTTACCCGCCGGAAGAACAAGGAGTGCGTGGGTCGCCCTGTCCAAATGCCTCTTATCGAAATTAAAGACGTTTTGAGCGGCTGCGCCTTTAAGAGCCCCCTGATAAGTTCGACCTCGGCTCTGTTCATACTCTTTCCAAAAGTCATCTGCCTCTGGCCCTGCTGCATACCAGTCATCAAAGACTTCGAAATCTGGATGCTCCTTACGAATACGCTTGGCGAGTTCGGGGACGCGTGGGTTCCTCAGGGAACCGATTAGGTAGAGGACACTCATCCGATAATCGCCACTGCGAGGTCAAGCGCCTCCTGAAGCGTCGCGACCCTGAACCCAACGGCCTCATTGACCATCGCGTGTTCATGGATATTACCTTCCTCCATAGCGACAACAATCGGAGTGCGACAAAGGTCGGCCCATGCGAGTTCCATGATGGTGCCAATCGATACCTTCGTAGCGCCGACGAAGTTGACAACGAGAACGTCGCAGCGAGTGGCGTCAAAACGGTCGCGTGTCAGAATACCCTTGGGGCTAGACAGGACGTTAATCGCGCCATACTCGACACAATTCTTGTCGAGGTCTTCCATTCCGGAAAGATATTCCTTTGCCCGCATCGGCGACAAACCCTTGATGCCGTGGTCGGCTAGATACTTGACAGCATCATTCCGCCAATCGACAGCACCGTCGTAGTTAAGGCCGCTAATCGGCCCTGCAAGATATACTCTGCTCATGCATTCTCTCTCCTAATGCCCATTTCTTCTTCGATTTCTTCTAGGACATCCTCAATCTCGTCTTCGAACGCATCAATTATGTCGCGTGTCGAAAGCTTCTCACCGAGAAAAGAGACTAACTCCCACGGGTCAAAGTAGTCAGCAATCCTTTCTTTAGTTTCCTGGTCCATCAATCAACTCAAATTCTACTTCAACTTCGTTAAAAAATCCCTTGGCAGCACCGATACTGGCCTCCCATCGGGATAAAAGGTCTGCGGAGGGAGCTTCTGCCACCACTCTTGAAACTCCGGATTGGATAAGGACCAGAGCACAGTTCGTGCAGGGCGGATGCGTGACATAAGCCGTGCAATTATCTGTCTTTTGTGAATTAAGAACGGCGTTAGTCTCGGCGTGAATAGTCCGAGAATACTTCGTGTCTCGGTCTTCATAGAGTTCCTCATGGTCACACATACCACGGGGGAAGCCGTTAAAGCCCACCCCCATGATACGATTTGTGTCAGGTTCTACGATTACACAGCCGACCTTAGTCGAGGGGTCCTTGCTCCAACTTGCTACTTCTTTTGCGAGGCTTAGGAACCGCAAATCCCATTTGTTCATCAGATTTTACTTCTTGTTCCGTCGAACCAATGCCCACAATCCTGACACTGTAACCGCTGGACTTTGTAGGCCCGTGTTCGACGAGTTCCTCGACTGTGAGCGTGTTTACCTCCGCACGACGGGCATTCGTTGGCTCCGGTCTTACCCAGGTGAGGGTGATTTCGGATATGTGCTCGAATTTTGAGATATAGCTTTTCAGTGAGGCGGACATCTTGGCAACAATATCGTTCCATTCGCTGTTGAGCGTTTTTGTCACCGGCTTCGACTTTCTTCCACAGGGAAATTCCCTCGTGTTCAATCTTCGCACCAATACCGAGGAATACACCGATGAACGCCAAGCGGTTCATGAAGTATCCGAACTTCTTAATTGCTTTGTAACAATCGACAGTGGTGCAGGGGGGCACAGGGGGCATGTCGTAAAGAACGAATTCCCCGATTAGTTTTGCGATATCAAACTTGTCTGAGTTAAAACCGATGATACAGTCGGCTACAGACATCATGGCATGGATTTTCTCCAACATCCCAAGATGCCCGTCTTCCCACTCACTGAAGAAGTGGATTTCCTTCTCGCCTAGCCACTTGGCTCCGACACAGAGAAGACCGCCGTGCTCAATGATTTGTTCAGGTCCGATATTCTCTTTGAATGCTCGCCAGACTAATGCCTTAGTCGGCTTCCACTCGATATCAAGAATTAGGACCTTTTGGTCTGGTAATTTTACCATTCTTCACTTTCCGAGGCGTTTTCCGCCTTCTCTTTTTCTTCTCTGGCACAAACCATCCGGTGCCTACATCAAGATAATCAGCAATCCTCCGAAGAAGACGGCTATCCCTATGCCGCCCCACCAAACGGTGGTTGCAGTATCGACAAAGCAATCCACGAATTTCTCCGCTAATATGGTCGTGGTCAACTGCAAGTCGTGTGGGAAACTCATCTTGGTGTCTTTCACAGACGGCACATTTACCATCCTGTCGAGCGAAGAGTTCATCGTATTGCGCCACGGTAATCCCGTAATTACGCATCAGATGATACTCACGCGCCTTATCTACCCCCATTGGGAACTCATCGCGTCGGCGATGCCCTTGAAGGTTATGGACCGGACGTGCCCGCGTTCTTTTGCGGGAAGAAGTGACGTTTCGTAATACCATTTACTCATTCGTTTACCGGATGAGAACATGACAAACTCGTCCTTTTCGACGACGTTTGTGGGCTGTAGTTTTGGCAAATTTGCCAACCAGAGGCCCGTCTTCTTGTTAACCGAATGCCCGAACATCCAGGGATGAATGTATTGGTCAGGCGGTCGGATAGTCGAAGAGATAACCCCTACAGGGTTCTCGATAGCAATCTTCTCGATGGGCGCATCCATCAAGTCTTTGACGAAGATAAGAGCCTGCGTCCTATCCGTCGAATTCGCATAGGTTCTGTTACCAGTGACGCACAAGGCAGTGCATGGGGGATGGGCAATCATTAGGTCCCAATCCTCTCCGTATGCAATGTCTAGTGCGTCAGCCTGGTAATGGTGAGGCGACCCGTCCGAAGCAGGCAGGAGGTCACAGCTAAATGCTTCGTGACCCCTCGAACGAAATGCCTCACGCACTACACCTGAATGCTCACACGCAATCAGAACTCTCAAGGTTGATTAACTGCCAGCGGATACTGGCCTTGCAGCCAACGACGGATGATTGTCGCCCATGCATTACAGATACAGGCGCATGTTGCTAGCCCGAGCGTTCCTCCAAAGGAGTTCACTCCACCGGTCGCCGGAAACTCTTGTGAATGATATTCCATCGCAACTGAACACGGCCAACCGTAACCGCTGCCGTCGAGTTCCATGACTTGCATATACCAATGCTTCGGTCGAAGCTGTAGGGCATTGGTGATATTCAACGTGTATTTGAAACCAGTGGCGACAGTCCGTCCGTCAATCGTCTTCGCGACTTCGGCAATCAAGCCAAGGAGCTTGGCGTCGGTGGCGTCGTCTTGTGCATGGAGGCCAGTGCCTTGTCCCCAGGTATCACCGAGTGCCGGATTAGGGTTCGGTGTGACTTGAGGGTTGAAGATAGTTAGCGCTAAAGCTTCGAGTTGGTCTGCGGTATCTGATGTAATCATTCTTCACCTACTCTCGGTTCTTTCTTGACCGTCGTAAGGAAAATCGGTCCACGGGAGTAATAGAACTTCCGAAGTCCTTTTCCTCCGTTACTGTCAGCCCAACACGTATCTTTGAATACACAATATGAACACCCAACAGCAAGTTTTCGATTGCCAGATTTTCCCTCCGGAACGTCATCGTAACACCGAGGAGGCGGATTTGTTTGTGAAACGACCTCACGAAGATGCTCAATTCTAGGGCTAGGGGGGTTGGCGAGGATATCTAGTTCGTCAATCTCGGCGAAACAAATGTCACCATGCTGCTTGTCACAGACTAGAAAGCCAGCGCGGTCGGTTTTGCCGAGGACATGGGCGTAACCAGAAAGTTGCGGGATGTATCCAAACGGGTCGTCGAACACGAAACTTCCGTCTGCAAACTTCTTGTATGAATAACTCGATGCAGACTTGCAGTCCACGGGAACTCCGTCGATAACGGCATCGGTATGCCCTTTGATGCCATCGACTTCAGTCTCGTATTGTTCGTGGGTTACTTCGTGTCCTGTCTCTTTCGCAAGGAACAGAAGAAGGACTTCGATGACGTCCCCGTAAAGGAACTTGAAATTCTGTTTGCCGCCCATCTTTTCGGCGACTTCCGGCATATTAGCGGCATACCACAGTTGCCGGTCTTTCTTACCGAGTGAGGAACCTCGGATGACTGCTTCACCCTTTCTAACCTCACGCTTCTTTAGGCGGGTCCGGAGGAGGTTTTTGAAGACCTCCCCCGCCCATTCGACGTTCTCTTCGGAGACTTCATGGTCGTTGTCGTCATCCAGAAGGGCATAAATGTCTTCCGGAAGTGTCTTCGGGTCCAGCGTCTCTCTCTTAGTTTGAACGTCAGTCATTCAGTTACGGAGTGACGTCCGTGCTGCCCGAACCATCGGCGGGAGCCGTAGTCGTCGTGCCGTCCTCGGCATTCTCGGCAGCCGTAGCAGCCTTGAGTGCGTCGGCAGCAGCCGTCAGCTTCGCAGTAAAGCCGTCAATCACAGCCTGGTCGTTGTTATCGACAGCAGGATTTGCAATCGCCGCAGCGACCTCCTGAATGCCAGCAACAACGGCGTCAAGGGCTGCCGAAAGACCGGTGAAATCGTTAGCCATTTGCTTAATTCCTTTCAGTTGAACGATTGTATTTAGTGTGAGCGCTTCAACGATGCCCAAGAGAAGGGGGCGATAGTCGATATTACGCGACGGCAAGCCCTCTCCGCTTCGCGCCGCGACGTGCGTCACGCGCTCGCGAATAAGTCTGGACAAGTCGTCCAGTTCGGTCAAAAAGTCCAAAACCGCTATCAACCTCCTTGATACTTGCCATAGTATTAACTCCTACATTCTCTGAAAAATAGTCTCGAACAAAAGCGAAGAGGTTACGCATCATTGGCCACCTTCGAAAACGCAGGACGATGACCAGCCTCATAGAAGGCATGACCAGCTTCTTCGCGCTGCCGGTCAATACTCTCCACCGCTGCAACAGCCAGCGCCGCCGTCTTAATCATTGACGTCCGGAACTCATCGACGGTTTCAGGGGTGTAGGGGGTAAATCCACCAGGGAACCAGTGGGTCGAATACTTGCTGATGTAAGACACGAAATCATTCGGGGTATTCATCGTGTCGTCGGCCTCGTTGCCCCAGCGGTCAGTCTGATACTTCCGCTCAGCAGCAATCTCGGCATAGATATCGTATTTCATTCTCTCTCCTTTTGAAAAGGTGCCGCCGTTGGAACCGTCGCTCCACGGTAAAAGTCACCAGCACGGCGGCCACACTGGTCCACTCTGCTACTAAGTCAAGGTAGCAGCCCCTAGCCGATACTTAACCTGTCGGAGTAAACTCCTTCGGTTTCACGGCAGACAATTAGAACGGAATGTCGTCGTCCAAGTCTTCATCGGTATCCGGAGCCGGAGAACCGGCCTGCGGACCACTAGCGAAGAACTCGTCGTCTTCCGACAGCGGTTCGAAGTCAGCGCCGCCGTCGTATTCGACAAGGCGGAGGACACGCATCTTCTTGAAGTAGAGCCCCTTCGTCGTGCCGTAATCGACATACCGAACAAGGATATCGACGTCCGTGCCGTTGCCCATTTCCGTTTCCTGGTTCCACAGGGCTCCGGAGGCATCCTTGACTTCGGGACGAGGGTTCTTCGTGCCGTCTGCACGGTTCTCAAGGATTGTCAGACGGATGAAATCGTAATCTCGTGGGTTCTTGGTGGGGGTTCCGTCCTTACGCTTGGTCTTATCCCGCTTTAGCTTCTCGTCGAGACCATACTTCTTGAGCGTCGCACGAGACTTCTCATCAGGATTGATTTCAACCGACCAGCTAGGACCCTTGTCGAACCTCGGGTCACCGGTATAGGGACGCGCCGGTCCCAGAAGCTTACACCAATCAATCTTACCACGAATAGTAAATTCAACGGCTTTATTAGCCAATTACATTCTCCTAACAATTAACTACTAACAACTTATAGGGTATTATATCAACTTTCGGCGCGCTTGTCAAGCACTAATTTCACGAACTTCAATACCCGCTTTTCGGGCAATTTGCTTCATGTGTTCAGTGCCGCGACCACCTGGAAAAGCAATGACGACATCAATTCCTGTGTCGAGCATTTGCTTGTTTCGAATAGCACCGGCGGCTCTGCCATACTTAGCCCAATTGGCCTTGTGTTCTTCGATGGGCACCCAATTAATTGCCGCCCAATCAAATGCTAAACTGTCGGCACCACGCGCCCCACCTTGGATAATTACTAATCCATTCGGCATCTTGTATTCATTGTCGGCTAGGTTGTGTTCATCGCAGAATTCATCAAGGACTTTGCGAATGCGGTCATAATCATCGTAGTCACGACCGCCACAAACTAGCACCCTTAGTGCGTCTCTGCCCATGTCTTTCCTACCTTACAGTCCCCTTCAATAGGGATACGGTAATTAAAAGTAAGACCAGCCCGTGGAAAACAAGGTAAGGCCAGTGAAATAAATTCTTCGACGTATTCATTTCGAACTCTCCATTGCCACTCGTCATGGATATCAGCGACCTTGAAACAGTGCTTCGTCAGTCGAGCCTTTTTGATTTCGGCATCGAGATATACGAGCGCCTGTTTCATCAGTCGGCTCTCATCCCCTTGCAGGAGATAAGGAATAACCATGTGGTCAGACGGGACGATAATCGGAGTTCCGTCACATAGGACAATCCTTCCCGTCTTCGCGAGTTCGTCTTGCAGCTTGTCAATTAGGTCCTGAAAACCAGGAACACTATCGATTAGCTTCTGCTTAAGTTCATTACCTTCCTTCGCAGATAGCTTAGTCCCGAACTGAGCCTGGTCCGCAGCCAGCTTGGCCCCGCCGCCACCCATGAGCGTAGTGTAGAGAAACTTCTTCGCTGCCGGTTTGTTGGCAAGACCCAGCACCTTGATATTGTTAGTGTGGGGGTCCCCGTCGAGAACTCGACTAACAAACTCTTCCGAGTAGGCATAATTAGCGAGAACGCGAAGTTGTATCCCCTTGCCATCAATCCCAACGAGAGACCACTCACTCGGGTCTCCGCATGTGTAGAGGTCTCGACATTCATAAGCCCAAGTTCCTTCTTCTCCATATAGGATTACGTCTTTGCCGTCGATTTTCTTTGTCTTAACGGCGGGAATATTAGCCGAGTTCGGGGACGAGTGCTTATATCTGAGAGTGCTATTGATGAAGAGCTTACCATGTAACGCTCTCGTCTTAGGATTATATGCATCGAGCCAGGTTCGCACCATGTTACCTCGTGAATTAACAACGAGCCACTTGGCGAGTGCTGTAACCTCAGGTGTTCCCGAACTTTCGGCGAAGGCAAGGAGACTTTCTTCATCGACCTTCGGTGACGTCTTTTCCCGCGTCTTCTTGTTTATATTCCATTGGGTCGGCTCCCAACCGAGTTCAAGAAGCTTCGCAACCCTCTGCTGTGGGCTTCCAAGGTCAAAAGCAATCCAGTCATACGCGTCAAATCCTCCGTCGTCAGTCTCGACGAGTTTTGGATATTGTTCCTTAGCTCTCGTAAAGTCGTTGCTATCAGAGCCATCTTTGATACGTCGGCGCTTATAGTGTTTAACGACTGCGAATTGAGGAGGCCAGAGCTTGTAGATTTCATTCTTGAGTTCCTCCTCACGGTGTCGCAACGACCCATAAAGCTCCATCGCTCGCTTGTAATCGAACGGGAAGCCGTTTCGGCGTTGCTTATTCTGAATGATATTCCAGGCTAGGTGTTCGAGTTCGACACCTTGTTCGGAAAAGCCGGTTTGCCGCATCCTTTCCGTCAGTCGCAGGAATAGGAATGCAGTCAGAACAGTGTCCTTCATGCAATACGTTAGCATTTCAGGGCTGAAGTGAGAGAAGTCATGGAAATCGAGTTTGCCATATCGAAGTCTAATCCCCCACGCCTCCAAGCTATGAGCGCCTTTCTTCGTAGGCATCCCTTTAGGCTTAGGAAACGACGGGTTATAGACTTGCGACAGGACGAAAGTATCGACAATCCTTGAGACAGGAATTCCGGCGTCCCAGAACCTATTGAGCATCGGTGCGTCATAGGCAAGGAAGTTATGCCCGACATAAATCGCGTCGGGGTGCTTCTTCTGGAACGCCTTAAACTCGTCAGCCGTTAGACATTCGACTTTCTCTCTAGTCTTGACGTTGATTAGGGTCGCACACCAAATCCTCGTCGCGCTTTCCAACAGGTCATCGGCCTCGATATCACAAGCCCAATGGCAGTTGGTCGGCGTTAGATACACTAGCGAATTCTTTCTTTAATCTATTGAGCATACGAAGACGCTCGGAGCATTGGGCGTATTCAGGGCTTCCTTTGGCAAATTTGCCACGAACCCTCAGACACGCACCCCTCTCTGCGTCAATGATTGCGTATGCCTCAGAAAGGGATATCAGCGTCACTGATTGTCAATCCTTCTTCGTATTTAGTCACCGCGACGTCATCGAGTTCAATCATTCGTCCGGTAATATCGTCAAAGAACAACCAACTGGCAGGACCAGTTCGTCCACAAAAACGATTTTTCTCGACCCAGACTTTCGTGACATTGCGACGCCAGGGGTCAGGCGATACAAGGTCCCGTTCGAGACGTAGAATGATGTTGGCGAGTTGTTCGACGCCAGCAGTTCCTCGTATTTGGCCTTGACGGTTTTGGTGGATGACAGCAATGAGGGCGATATTCGCCTCCATACACAAAGTCTTGAGCTTTGTAGATATCTCATCTAGCTGCTTCCTTTCATCACCGGATTGGTCCGATACGACGATGCTGAGATGGTCAAGCACGATGTATCGACAGCCCAGCGCAGCCATGTGCCGCACCTTAGCGATAATACTTTCGATTTCGTTACTCCCGAAGTGGTCATAGACAATGACACGAGGAGTATTGACGACCGCATCGTAGGCGTCTCGGAGTTCTTCCTGTGTTTTCTCAACATCAGGCAAACCGAACCGCTTGTTCGCATGTATCGACATGAGACCGAGCCCCAGGTCACTATCCAACTCTTCAAGGTGGAGAAATCCAACGCCGTATCCATGTTCCTTGACCTCAGGATTAGTTAGAACTGCGTATTCGACTTCCTTTAGAAAACTCGTCTTGCCGACGCCCGTAGGCGCGTTGATAACGACGAACTCGCTAAGACGGATGCCATAGGTAAGCTTGTTGACGCCAGCAAACGGATACGGTGTCTGGAAATGCTGCGGGCGATTGATGATTTTGTCCCACATGTCTGTTCCGCTGATGAGCCCATCTGGCGAGAACTTTGGGGCTTTCCACCACTCGCTGACGAAGACCTTGGGGTCGATGCCTTGCTGTCGGTAGTCATTCGGGTCTTTCCCATGTTCGAGAGTTAACAGACGACACTTACCAGGTGCAAAGAGTTCGGCGACTTTCTTCGCGCTTTCCTGCCCTGGAAAGAAGACCGTTCCATCAGGTCTCGTCTTGGCGTCGTCTTTATCGAAGCAGACTACAATCTCTTCGAAAGAGTTAAGATATTCGTAGGAGTTCTTGCAGTCCTGGATTGCTGAGCCTGCTGACTTAACAGACACAACAGGATAACGAGAACCAAGAAGAAGCCAAGCGGAGGCGGCGTCAAGTTCGCCTTCGACAATAGTGATTGCCTTGGCAGAGCCAGCGGGGAATAAATGCTGGCCAAAGAGTTCGCAGCCATTGATATCTCCCTTGTCGGCGGCTTCCCAATAGAACGCCTTCTCACTTCGCTTTCGGATTTTATTGGCGACGTGAACCCCGTCTTTGAAATACGGATAGCGGTGGCCGACATCGACCTCCTTGTTGACGTTCACATCTATCATGAATTTCTTGATGGCTTCTTCAGTCAACCCTCGTTTTGGGATTGCTCGGAAGACATCGGTCAACGGGGTGATATCCCGTGACTTCAATCCTTTTTCGGACAATTTGTCTTGCCTCTTGTTTTCTTGATTATTCTTTCGACAGACAAAACAGAAGGTATGTCCGTCGTCGTAAACCGCCAGCCCATCAGATGACCCGCAGGCTTCGCAGGCGTCATGATGTAGGAAGTTACTTGTCGATTGGTTCATTCAGCCACGCCGCAAATTCAGATGAGTTATAACCAGGCACGATGATGCCGCGCCGGTTGGCGGCTGCGATGAGTTCACGGAGGATATAAGCCTTGGTATCTTTTCCGTGGATGCCACCGCGAAGCTGGCTGCGCCAGTATTCGAGTTCATCGAAGTCTTTTGTCATTTTTATCTCCCGCTTCTCTGTCGGGTTAAGTTGGCAAATTTGCCTATAAGGGGGGATTTAACCGCTGCCAACTATAGGTTATTTTAACAAGGTTTTGCACACTTGTCAAGTAAAAAATGAGGGCGGCACACAGGGAGCGTTTGCTCTTGTGGCTCTTTAAGCCTGATAGCACTAACCAGTAGGCACCCTTATTTTTAATCTACCCCGAATGGGTCGTAGGACGTGGGATACATATCCTCGAATACGGGGTCTGGACCGCCCAACTCATCCTCGCTGGCAGCGGGTTTGTCGGTGTAAGAGGCTAGGGTGTCCTCGATTACCTCCATGCAGAAGTCGCATGGGTCGAAGCTACCCTTTACTCCGGGGTTATGCTTCGGCTCCGGCAGAGGGGCGTCACAGATATTGCACTTCATAATATACTCCACAGGAGGACGCTAGCCCTCCCCGCTTTCGAACACATGGCGGGTCTTCATATGCACCCCGCCCGGATTAACTACTTGTATTTTTTAGAAAGTCTTTCGAACTCAGCCCGTTCCCGTGCCTCCCGAGTTTCTTTCCATTCTCTTTCTTTATTTTCGCGGAAGGTTTCTTCTTCGTCGGTTTCAATAGAAAAAACCACGATATTAAGTTCGTAGCCGTCCGACCACTCTTTTGTATCATGGCAAAGCTCTATCTTGGACGCTTTAGGGTAGGCTTCCCGCAATTCTTTTTCCTTTTTCGTCAACCACCGAACTGCCTCTTTAATTGTCATGCCATCCAGGTCGTAGTCGATAGTATCGGAATAGCGGCGTTTTAGCTTTTTAGCCATTGCTGATTACCTCGTTTTTCAAGACCTTTCGAGGGGTCTATTAGTGTGAATTCGATTGTATCTTCGAGTTCACACGGGACGAGATACGCGAGGTCTGACCGGCACACGGGGCACGGACAGGTTTCCTTCTTCGGGTCGAGGCGGGTCATTGGGAAGTCTCCCGAATGCTAGGCGAAGGGCTGAACCGAGGTCATCACGCGACATTGCCTGGTCCCCAGAGTTTGCGATGGGGTGAGCGATACCAAGGCGCTGACACCTTGACGTCCTTCCCGTCGATGGTTGCAGTCTGAAAGGTCTTGGCCTTCTTCTTGCCCGAAAGCTTACGAGACTTGGACATGCTGAATATACCCTTCGATAACGGTTTTGAAAGAGAGCTTCTCGTTATTCAAATCATTGACGACGCTCTCGAACGTCAACGAGGACACGGGAGCCGCTGGCTCCATCGGGGTAGCCACAGGCTGAGGAACGGGCGTCTCGGCTGGAGGAAGAGACACCTGTTCGGCATATCGGCGGAAGAAGTCGGCGTATGCCTTCGTCGTCTGCGGCGTCGCCATCGGCGCACTGTTCGCCTCGATGACATATGCCTTGCCAGCACTGTTGTCGTAGATGACGTCGAAGGCCGCGAAGGCGAGTTCGGCAAATTTGCCAAATGCCTCCTTGACGACGAGGACGACCGGCATCGGAAGAAGATGCAGGGAGTTCTGTCCGATGAAGTCCCCGAAATAAGTCGTATCCCCGCACCAGATACGGCTATCCGAAGGGACGTTCGTCATTTCCGGCGTCACGGCTTTCTTCATCTTCTTCGACGCCCCGAGAAGATAGACCTCGCCGCTCGGCAGCCGTCCGACATGGACGCGATATTCGGAGGTCTTGTCGATACCCTTGACGTAAAGCGGGGCGTTGACAAGCTGACCGTCACAATCGGCGACGACGATGCCCTTGCCGTCATGCCCCTGGACAGACGTCCGGCAGAACACCGGATATCCGAGAGCCTTCGCTCCTTCCTTCGACGTCGCATATTCCGGCGTCAGACCGGTGCCCTTCAGTCGATTGAAGAACCTCGTCTTGTCGATGAGGTCCATAATCTTGTAGTTCAACGCCTGCGGATGCGGACACTCGCCACAACCCCAATTGATGAGAAGGTGGTTGGGGTTATATTTGTAGCTGCTTCCTGTGCGGAGAACGAGCTTTCCTTCGAGTGCGTCGCGGAGCGCCTTCGCCGAACGGGAGGCTTGCGTATATGGATAGACAAAGAACTGCATTTCTTCTCTCCTTTAGAATTCGTAATCGGGTTCGGCCCATACAAGCTGGGCATTGAACTCGTTAAGGCTTTGCACCATTGATACCGGTATTGACGACATTACCGGAATGTCCTGATGCGTAAAGCCGACTTGTGGACTGCTGTCCTCGCTTGCAAGCTTGGCTGCAATCTTCTTGGTATCCCTGCCGAACGGGTCGGCGACGAGCTTCAGTGGCTTATACTTCCCCCAATCCCGACAATAAGCCAGGTCTTGGGCAAAGCGGATACCGCGAAACATCGCCTGTTGGACTTGTTCATTGTCCCACGAAATCCCTCCCCGAACAACAGGAGCCAGGTCGCCGAGGAGGGTTTCGAAGAACGACAGAGGTCCGCCGCTCGAATAAAGCGCCACGAGTTCGCGAGGGTCTTCGTATTTACCCGAGAGGTCATAAAGCCTCTTACAGATATCGACCCACGTCTGAATTGTGTCGGGGTCTTTGCAGCCGCGAAGAGTGCGGATTTCAATCGACCCATACTTGAACAAGGCGTTCGGGTTCAGTCCGGCGTAACGAAGCATGTCGTGAAGCTGATACTCCCCATCCGTCTTGATGAACTTCCGAAGATGGTTGATGATAGCAGGAGCATCGACGGCCCGCAAGCAGAAAAGATTGCCGACGCGGTGTTCACCACAGAATTCGACAAGAATTTCCTCCAATGCGAACCACGACGCCATGAACGTCGTCAGCCGATTTAGGTGGAAATCCTGGACATTCAAGTGGATATGCACCGACGTCCGGTTACTGTCGTCGAACGACGACTTGAATTCGCCGAACTTATTCCAGAGTGCTTCGAGAGCCTTCGGCACCTTGTCGAAGTCAATCGGCCTTGCGAGGACGTATTCGCCGTTATCCTCGCCGCGAAGCGAATGGTCGATGGTATAGTTCCACGGAGCAGGAGTGTCATCTTCGTGAGGAAGGTTCTTGCCTTCGAGTTCAATCTCGATGCCGATTTGTCCCTTCGTCACCTTCCGATTTAGGATGACGCCGACACTAAATCCAGGCTTGGTCTTCTCTTCCTTCCGAATTACTTTGACTTCAGGCATCGTTATTTCCCTATCAAATCACCCTGTTAAACAGGTTGAGTTCTTCGACGACTTCCTTGCAATAGCTGAATTCCTGCCCGAGCCGAACGAACTCGAAGTTATTCTTGGGCAGGATGCCGATGATATCCGACCGATATGCAAGGAACAAGAGGTCAATCGGCCCGTGAACCAACGCGAATTCACGATGGAAAGCGAGGGCGTCATGAGCCACGGTCGGGTCGAGAAGATATTTCAAGACTTCATACGGTGAGTAGTGGTCGCCAAGGATGCAGTCCTTGAACGCTGGCGACTGAATATCCAGCTTCTCCGCTATCCGCGTCGGGCTGTCTTGCCTACTGCCTGCCGTAATCAGGGTCTCGAAACATGCAGATTTCGTCAATCCCTGCTGCATCGCCGGACGAATAGGCTGCCGTTCGACGTAATAGACTTGTGTCCCGATGTTACACATCCCCAACGGAAACGGACGGAAACGGTTGAAGAACGGCGAGTTCATCTGTTTCCGCAAGACGCCACAGTCCGGAGTGGCATCCAGCCACTTATCAAGTTCCTGGCCCAATAGAGGATAGTCCGGAGCATATCCCGAACAGATATTCAGGAAAGGCTTCAGCACCGTGAATGCCTCGTTCAGATTGCGGCCAACGGGGTCAAGATACATCCTGAAAATCCCGTCCTTCTTGTGGTCGGTGATGGCGTGGACGAAATAAGGCAAGTTGTCATAGAGAACCACCGTCCTATTGAGACGGTCTTGAGCCTCCTTAAGGTTCTCGTAGAAGTTCGGATGTTCCTTCATGACTTCCTCTTTGGCAAATTTGCCAGACTTAGTAGCGCACTGACTTATAAGGGCTCGGTTCGGTCATGCTAACAAGCGGGAACTTGTAAGCCGATACAAGCGTCGGGTCGAGCTTGCTGTCGTTAATCCCCCGTTGCAGGAGTTCGTTATAGCCGCCCTTGGCCTTGTCGGGGATATACGACTTCGCCATCGCGCCAATAGCTTGCTGCAAACGGTTCCAGACCGCCAGCCGCCGGTCACGAGACGTAATCCAGAAGTTCGACAAGACACGATATTCGACACCATAGTCCTTCAGACGACAGGCACCCGCCCGCCCATAAAGCTGACGGCGGGTCGGGTCGCTGTCGATTTTGACAGACCAGCCCCCGAGATACCAGTCGAGTTGCTTCACGAGGTCGCGACAGTTCATGATATGTTGGGCGTCCGAGAGTTCAGCACCCTCTGTCCACCCGATGTGAAGATGCCCCGATGCCGTGCGAAGATATGGGTTATCATGGCTCTTTGGCGGAGGGTTAACCTCCCCCGCCCAGGCGTTATAGTCCGGCGAACACCCGAGTTCCTTGGCACATTCAGGGGCGGCGTCGAAAATATCCTTGTCGAAGACGACAGACGGGATTGCACGGAGTTCGTATCCCGCCGGAAGAAGCCCCGTCAATTGCTTCATGACGGCTTCAATGTTCCGATTGAAATCCTTGAACGTCGTCACGGGGTCGATATTGAATTCCGCCGCCATTCCATCGACCTGGACTGCTCCGTGTTCGACGGGGTGAGGATACGCCTTCGTGCCAGGCAACAGTCCTTCCGCCGACACGGCAACGCCGTCCTTGAAGACGAAGAGTTCAGGGTCACAGCCGAACTTAAATCCTTCGCGGGCGTCAAGCGGAGTGGTAGGCACTTCAAATTCCTCTTCAGATGCAGACTTGGTTTTCTTGGCGAGCTTGGCATCAGTGATTTTATTCTCGTAAATCTGATGATATGCTTCAAGCCCGATTTCCCCGATGACTTGGGACGGGGGCACCCACATTCCGTTTATAATCGGCATTTCCTTAAGCCCTCAAGACGTTAAAACTTTCGCGGTCGATGTAAATCCGGTTATCTGTGTCGTCATCAATTTCCGAGTGCCCCGAACACTTGCCACACAGCAAGAGGTCGTCGCGTTCGAAGATAGTGATACCAGGCTCACCGAATTCGACCGACTGTGAGCACCACGAACACCCATACTTCGCAAGTTCGTCGAACTTTTCCTTGTCGATGTAACCGGCGTAAGGATGGTGGTCGGTGCCAAGCCACTTGATGACGTTATCAGGTGAACGCGGGGTCTTCCCACGGGAGGAGGTCGTCGAGGTCGTCGTCGCCGTTTCCGACAATTCCCGCGTATGGATGCCTGCCCGATGGTCGTTGACGTTTATCCCGCATACGTTCCCAGGCCTGCCAAAAGGGTCGTCGCCACGGACGGCTGTGACCACCGGCTCAGGCTCCCTTCCCTTGATAGGCTTGGTCTTCGGCTTCACCTTATTCGTCGCCGTGATGAACAGCCCGACGTCGAACTTATAGTGAAGGTCTTCGTCGGTCGGGAAGAACCGGAAGCCTTGCTCGCCTTCGGCGGCGAGTTCGACATTCTCGGCACGACAGGCGGCGTCAATCATCCACCATTCGGAAGCCCAGAAGACCCGCTTATAATCCTTCGCGAAGGCATACCACATCGGGCGATGCTTGTTGCGGAGGAAGTTCAGCGACCCTTCGTTAAGGTCATACCACGTCAGTGACCATGCTCCGGTGTCTTGCGTCCGCCCTTCGGTGCAGAGTTCGATTGCCGTCTTGACACCAAGCTTGGCAATACCCGCAATCAAGGCTTGGCTATCGACGGCGAACTTCTCGCCGATGGCGGCTTCGAGCCGGTTCCACGACGCCTGGTCGAGCGTCCCGTTATGAGCGCCGACGATATGGTCAACCTCGAACGGATGGGCGTTATAGTTCGAAATCCCACCACGCGTCGCGGCTCGGTTGTGCCCCATATAGACCCGCGAAATCCCCTCGATTACATGGGCGAATTTCTTCGTATCTAGCAGGGTGATGGGGTCGCTCGCGAGCTTGGCGATACGGACTTCGCCGGAGCCACGAACCGATGCCAAGCCGGTGCTATCCGGCCCACGGAAATAGTCGTGGACGAGCATCCGTTTGATAATTCTGTCGTCGATGCCATTCATCGAGCCAGCGATGCCGACTAGACCGCACATTAGTTCTTCTCCTTCTCGCCCGCAGGCAGTTCGACTGGCTTCAAAATGTCCCGCTCAGCCAAGAGGTCGGGTTTCATCCGGAGGTTCCCGTCAGTCCATTCAAGGTCTGGATTAGCAAACACGAGTTCTTCCAGAATTTCGAGCGTCCACTTCGTGAAATAGTGGTAACCTTCGTATTCAGGATGCCCTTGGATACCGATGCAACACGTATCACGATACCAGAAGGCTTCGATATCGGCGTGACTACCGACACTGTAATTCTTGTTGTTCAGTGCCCGCTCGTGCGACTTCGCCGACGTCCCGATGATTTCCATCCCGCCACGGACGTTCTCAATCACCATCTGGTGATGCACCGACGAGATTTTCTCCAGGTGCTTGTTGTTGAGAATATCCCACATCGAGTGGTCGCCGTAGTGACCATCGACGTCCTGATACAGCTTTCCGCCGTTCATGACGTGAAGGAACTGCGCCCCACGGCAGATGCCAAGCATCGGAATGCCGTGCTCCTTGCACATGAGATACAAGTCCATATCGGTCTTGTCTCGCGACGGCGACGGCCATGTGCTGTCGTGACGGGTCTCACCATAGAGCACAGGGTCAACGTCAGACCCGCCGCCGAAGACAATGAGGTCGGCTTCGAGGACGCTTTCGGCACGACGACATTGAGCCCTTGCGAACATCTTGGCGAAGCGGGCTTCGTCATCGGCGACAGCGGGGTCAGGCTGGACGAAAACCTTGAAGCATAACGTCGGATACGTCAGGCTGCTGTCCTTGATGAGTGTCACCGGTCGCGTCTTGACCAGCAGCTTGTCTTCTTTCGGCTTCTTCTGCACCGCAGAACTCCTTAGAAAGTCGGGGATATTATCCTGGGCCGGATAAGTCTTGCCGTTAACTCGGCCCAGACTGTCGATGAACGGGACGTCATCAGGCACCCCTGGCTTGCCATACAAGGCAATGAGTTCTTCCGTGACGTTATCGTTCGACAGGTCGCCGACACGCATCGCCATTGGTTCCTCCGATGGAAAAGTTATGAGGTTAGCGGATGAGGAATTCATCGGCTTCCGCTTCCTTCGATTGTTTGTGGAACGAAACTTTTTGCTTCCCTTGCCCATCGGGCGGCTCCTCTTTATTTACGACGAAACTTGCGATGCGGATGAGCATTCCACGGGCGTATTCCGTGTCGCCGCACCAATGAAGCCAGTAGGCAATTTCAAGCGCCTCCTGGGGTGTTTCAGGTCTGCGTTGCATGGCTTTCCTTTTGGCAAATTTGCCAACCCTTGAGTGGACACAGTGATACCCTTAGCGGGTGTAAATCCCACTATGGCTCCTGCGACTTAACCAGGTTCACATTTCAGGGAAAACGGCTTATCAAAGGCCAACGCCATATAAGATAGCCGTTTAGGACGTCACTGTGCCCGCTAAAGGATTGGCGGCGGCACATCTATCACGACGAAGGAACAGGGGGATTGATTGTTTGGGGTTGGAGCCTGCACGACCAACCCCCCTATCCTTTAGCCTTATCCGCCTACGGTGCGGCCTCGGCTGGTTGGCGGTTCTTCACCGCCTGAGACTACTACCTCGACATGCACTCCTGCAAGTATCCTTCCCTCTCCAAGACTTCCTTAGCGGGTGCGTCAGGAAGTCGCACTCTTGGAGTTCGTTGAAACTAGGGCGCGGACTTGTGTAGGCCGGACGAATTACACGAGGGGGCGGTTCGCAATGTGCAAATGAGCACCCGCCATTAAAGGTTCTTTGCTACCACCTGATACGTTGCCTGACGCTACAGTTGTTTCCCACTTGAGAGTGGCCCAGGAGCGGGAGGGACTTGCACCCTCCTCACTTAGAGGCGGCTTCTTGGCCGAGTGAAGTAGCCTATTCGACGACGATTTTTGCTTTGTCAGCCAGAGCTTTGCGGGTGTGTATCCGCCTGCCTTCTCTCCATGTTTCCTTGTCGTCACGGGACATATGGAGAGGAGCGAATTGCATATGACTGTGGTTCATTCGCTTTTCCTGACACCAGGAACAGGGACACTCACGCCAATCCCATTTCTGATGCAGGGCGACCATCCGGTCAAACAAGGCGGGAACAAGGAGTTCCTGAACCCGCCTGTTGA